GCATGATGATGAGGATGTAGAGAGGTGTTATGATTGGGGTGAGTAACAAATCCTACGGGACGTTATTCGCGGCGATTACTTATAATCTAATGCTACTTGTATTAGTATTACCGTGGGTGGTAATGCAGACTATTTGTGGGTTTTTAGCCGAGATGTCTGGAGGGATGGTTGCGGCGATCTCGGCGGTGTTACATTTGTATTTTCTTGGACCCCCAACCGATAAGGCACCGACCAGGGATGAAGATAACTCTAACGACCCGGAGGCTAATGCCTGAGCTTACTGAGCAACTGTTAACAGACATTGCACGTTTACCTAAACAGGATCGAACGCAGGTGATGGCACATGTTTGGAAGGCTGAGTGGGAGAAGTGTGCGGATGATGTGTTGTATTGGTTGGACGCGAGTAGGCATGAATTGTTGGGGCCGTATGTGTACACGAAAGATCCAAAAGCATTGTTGAAGTGTTCGTTGTGTGAAGGAACGGATAGGGAGATATTACATCAGTTTCAAAAACGCGACACACATCTAAAAACCTACCACGATATTACTCCAACAAACGAGAAAGAACGGAAAGGGTTTTTTACCGAAAACTCAACTATCCGTCAGTTTCCGATGATGCCATATATGGTGCCGATTATTGAAACATGGATGCGAGAACAGATTGTGTTTATGGAGAAGAGTCGGGATATGATGGCCACATGGATCGCGGTGGCGTTGTTTACGTGGGATACGTTGTTTCATAAGGGAAGGGAGAATATATTTCAGTCCGAGGACGCGGAGAAGACGAAGGATTTGATTGAAAGGGCGTTTTTTATCTGGGAGCATCAGCCCCCAGGGTTAAGGAACCAGCACAAAGCGGTGATTGCCTCGACGACCTCCAAATCTGGGAGGTTGACGGTTAAATCGTTGGATAGTGTATTGCTTGGGTTTCCTCAAGGGGCGAATCAGATCCGTCAGTACCACCCAACAGGGGTGTTCCAGGACGAGGCAGCGTTTCAGGTGGATGCAGGAGAGGCGTTTGCGGCGATTAAGCCCGCGATTCAGGCTGGTGGGAAGTTTACGGCTGTGAGCACGGCGAATGTTAGTTGGTTTATGTTGGTTTGTCAGGATAAAGATGATGAGTTATTGGGGATGGGGTGAGGTATGAAGAAACTATCCGATAGGATCGGTAAAGTCGCAGTGATTGAATGGGAAGACTCGTGGGGGAATAACACCCCCTCGGAATATTACACGGTTGAAGAGGTCCAAGGGAGTGAGCCATTGATTGGGCTTGCATGTGGGATTGTAATACGGGATAACAAAGATGGGATCACGATTACCCAACAGGTGTGGGGGAAGAAGTGTAGGATCGTACATCATATACCTCGGGCGATGATCCGAAAGGTTTGGATGATGGGGCAACGGCGATGGGTGAAATAACATGAGTACTAAACTCCCCCCTCGGTTGAGGAATTTCTTCTACATGAGGCAAAAACTGTCCGCCTCGGAGGAATTGCCGTGGATACGTGTACCTAAAGGATTGGATCGAATGACCTTCTCGGGGCCGGTGGTGTTGGTGAATGGGGCGTTTGATTTGTTGCATAGTGGGCATATGAAGGTTTTATTTGCTGCACGCCATAAAGCCGGGGACATGGGAACGGTTGTGTGTGCAATGGATTCGGATAAGAAGATAGCAGGGCGTAAAGGGAAGGGGAGACCGATTCTTAGTTGGGTTGAACGGGCCGCTGCGTTGGCGTATATGCCTATCGATCACCTTGTGGAGATTGAGACGGACGAGGAGATGAAGAGGTTGGTGGAGTTGGTAAGGCCGGACTTGAGGGTGTTGGGGGATGAGTATTTAGGGAAGGTTAGTAGGTTTCCAAAGATTCCGGTTATGTACGTGGTGGTGAGAGGGATGAGTACGGGGAAGATTGTGGAGAGGGTTAGAGGTGAGCGATAGGATGGTGGGGATGAGCAATAGGATACTAAGTCAATGAATGAAGCATCAAAGATTCGAGACCGGTTAAAGGCCGAGCCGATTTGGACACGGGTATTCGATCCTCCAGGTCATCTGGCATCAACGTGGCGGGTGTTGGACATTGGGTGTGGGGGCGATAAGGTACTCTCCTACGCAGACGCGTATGATCTCCCGCAAGGGGATGCACAGAAGTTGGCGGATGTGCCGGATGAGATGTATGATCTGGTGTTCAGTGCCCATTGTCTTGAGCATATGCGCGATCCGTTGGAGGCTCTGTTGAACTGGTGGAGGGTGGTGAAGGTTGGGGGGCATTTGTTTGTGGCGATCCCTGACGAGGACCTGTACGAACAACGCGTTTGGCCGTCGGTTTATAATCCAGACCACAAGTGGAGTTGGTCGATTGATAAGGAACGGAGTCATTCGCCAGCCCATCAGAATGTGAACTCATTGTTAAAGCACTTGTCTGGACGACATGTGTTGTTTGTGAGGACAGTGGATACGGGGTATGATTATCAGCGTGAGCGGATTGATCAAACAATGTTGGGGGCGGAGGCGGCGATTGAGTTTTTGGTCCGAAAGGTTCCTGCCCCGATGGGGTTTGACTCGTCTGTGGAGGCTCCATTGGTGTGTCCTCAGTGTGGGCAGATGAAAATGTGGTTGATTGGGCGAGAAGGTATGGATCTGGTGCTTAATTGTTCGGTATGTGGGTTTGGGGGACGGGCCAAAGTGTGAAGGTAAAAACAGAGTATTGTACGAAGTGTGGGAGTTTGGATTTGGTAACTTCGATGGATGGGAAGTTGTATGTTTGTGAGCAGTGTGGGGAACAGTTTTCGGAGGTTAGGTGTGTGTGGGTGCCGGTTGAGAGTTGGGAGGAGGGGTTTTGATGAGCGATACTAGTACTCCTATCCCTTACTACAACCAGGCCTGCGGGCGATGCGGTTGTGGAATTTGGGCACATCCTCGCACTGGGTGTGCTGAGTGGGTGTTCTCGGAGAAGAACTACCTCTTATGTAAAGCCCTGGACGAGAACCATTTTTGTAAAACCTGTGGTCAAGAATATCCTACCACTACTATTAGTACAAACACCTATCATGCCTGAAATCCTCCACACCCAAACCGGCCTAGAGATCCGCCGAAACGACAAAAATCGCTTCTGCGTGATTCGTCTGCACTACACTGCCGATCCCACAAAACGCTCCGACGCGTGGAAAACCGAGGCCCGTTCGGGCATGTCCAAAGCCAAATGGGATCGGGAGTACGAAATCGACTACACCGCGTTGTTTGGGCAAAAGGTGTTTCCGCAGATTATAGACCGGGAGGATGAGATCGTGGTGAAGGCAAAGGACTTCCCAACGTTCCCGCCTGGCCAACAGTTTTGGGGTGGGTTTGATTATGGGATTCTTAATCCATCAAGCTTCCATGTGTATACCATCCACGAAGGAGTAACGTATTCGGTGTGGGAGTTGTTTGAACAATGTCGAAACCTTCCTGAGTTTGTCGCGAAAATGAAACTGTGCCCTTATTGGGGGATGATTAAGGTGATTGCTGGGGATGTGACTTTGTGGAGTACTACTCAACAAACAAAAATAGGTGCGGTGTCGGTACATCAGTTGTTTGCGGATGAAGGGGTGCATAATATGGTCAAAGGCTCCCAGGATGATACCGCGTGGTTACAGATGATGGGCAAACACTGGGGTCGGGAGTCGGTGACGTTTAAGATTTTTGAGAACTGTCAGAACCAGATACGGGAGTTTAAGACTGCTATTTATGTGTCAATGTCCGAACGAATGGCGTTGACGCATAACTACAAAGAACAGGTGGTGGACCGGGATAATCATTCGTTGGATGATTGTAAGTACTTCATGTTGATGGGCGTTGCACAACAGCGAAAAGATCTAAAATTACCTATAATGGTACGGAGGTGGATGAATTAGAGTTTATGCCCCAACCCACCCAAGCGAGTTCGTTGTTTGATCTATTTAAGGACCGATTCCCCACGAGGGAGGAGTTGGAGAGTCCTGATCCGAATGTAAGGGTCGCGGCGTTGGCGAAGACGGAGCCGATTCGGAGTGATCCAGGGGCGGCGTTGGTGCTTCACAAGGCAATCCCAAAGGCGGGTTTGGATGCGGTTAAGACGGGGTTGATGGGGAGTGAAGTGGTGAGGTTGTTTGAGAAGGCGAAGGAATCCATGGAGCCGGGGGAGAGAGGTATCAACGCGTTGAAGGCCCTAACGGGGGAGTTATTGATGGCAATGCCTGCGAAACGGACTGCTGAGAGGGTAGGGCGTGCGGGGAGATCGATAATATTAGATATGGCGACAAAACTTTCTCCTGAAGCGATAAATAAACTTCCTACACCGATTGTCAAAATGCTTCAAGCTCTTGCAAATAGTGAGGCTACGTCAAAATTGCCGCCAAACCTTTTGGTAGGCAATAACCTGATACCTAAAAAGTTAAAAGATCTGATACCTAAAAAGTTAAAAGATAACTTACCTGATAACTTACCCGAGCCGGACTTTGCTGGTGAGGCTATGGATAAGGAGACTATCGCAGGACTTGATTCTATTATAGAATGGGCAAAAAATATTGCCACAACTAAGATACCTGAGAAAGTATTTGATAAGAAACGGATTCGTTAATGTCATCCATCACAAGTCTACAAGGATCTGTACCCGCTGAACTTATTGACGCCGCTGCTGCGGTGGACCAAGAGGCGTCCAGCACTCACGCGTATGGGGACGATTCAAAACTAATCAACTACGTAACCACCTGGAGGTCAAAACTCTCAGAGGCTCGGCGGGATAAGCAAAACATCTGGGACGAATGTTGGCAATTGTATAGGGGGTTGGAGGATTTTCGAGAAAAACAAGATTGGCAATCGAAGATTGTTGTGCCGAAGGCTTGGGCATCAGTCAAACAAGGGGTTAGCTTCCTCAAACGTATCCTTCAATCCGCAGAACGTCCATGGCAACACGAGGCGGTTAATCCGGACGATCTGGTACAGGTCCAACGATCCACACAGATTACGGATCTTGTACAGTATTTTATGGACCGCGCGAGTTATATCGAAGCATTCGCAGAAGGACTGGAATGTGGACTTATCACAGGTGTGGGGGTGTGGAAAATGTGGTGGGGGATGGTCCCTCGTATGCGTACAAGAGTGGAGACATTAGGACAGGTAGAGGGGCAGATGTTCCCGCAGCGCCGATTGGTAAGGGAAGAGATCATGGAAGGCCGTCTCCATATAAACGCGGTCGATCCGTATAACTTTTATTGGCTCCCAGGGTCGAAATTTAACCGATTCGTTGGCACAATCGAGGAGATTGAGATTCCCAAATGGGAACTGTTGATGTTGGCGGACCAGGGGGTGTTTGATAAAGAACTGGTCAAAAACATCCAACCATCCAGGGTGAATGAGCGGGATAAGCAATCATATTTGAGATTCTCCGAGCGCCCAAATCTATCGAGCGGCGCAAACGCCGATACGGATATTGTTAAGTTGACAGAGTTTTATGGGCCGATTGTTCAAGAGGGCCAGTTGTTAACCCAACACGGTCACTGTGTGATTGCGAATGATACTACAAAACTAGTGAGCGGGGAGAATGAATTTTGGCACCGAAAGCCCCCATACGTGGCGTTCTCGCCGTTGATGGTACCGTTCCGGACAGACGGGATGGGGTTGTTGGAGATGGTACGGCAGATTGACAAGGCCCTTAGTCGGTTAACCAATCTATCGGTCGATACGTTGTTGTATCGGCTTATGCCGTTGTTTGAGGTAAACTTGGGGGTGTTTGAGAACCAAGAGGATTTTGAAACGGGATTGTTCCCTGGGAAGATTTTCCGCCGTAACAGTTCGTTTATCGGTCAACCAGGAATTACCCCTGTTAAGTTTGATGATATCTCAAATGGTACAATTCAAACCGTGGGAAGTTTGGATCGTGCCCATCAAGAGGGTTCGTTAATTAGTGAGATTCAAGAGGGACTCCCGAGATTCCGGGGTGTTCAAACCGCCACGGAAGTGAAGGAGAAATCCGCCAATCAGGATAGTTTCTTTGGTAATATGGCTGGGGAGATTGAGAAGAATGTGTTACTGCCGATGGTGGAGATGTGTTCGGATTTGGTGTTGCAATATATCGACACCGCGAATGATCCACGAGTGGCCAGTATCTTAGGGGTTGGGATCGAAACGTTGAGAGGTATGAGCCGTGAGGAGTTGATTGAGCTGGTACAGGGGGATTATGAGATTAAGGTCACAGGGATTACAAGTCAAATTGAGAAGTCTAGTATGTTGGAGAATATTGTTCAACTATTGAATATCCTTGGACAATCGCCCGAAACGTGGATGCCGTATGTTAAACAGGATGAGTTGTTGAGACGTGTGTTGGAAGCGTTTAGGCCATCAATCCGGGATATCGACAACATCGTTGCGGAACCGGCGTTAGTGGCAGCCCGGCAAGCACAGATGCAAGAGGAGAAGTTGACGCCCGAGATAATTGTGTTCATCACTCAAATGATCCAGCAACAGTTAGAAACACAAAAGGCTCAACAGGCCGCGTTGCAGGCTCAACAGGCGGCTGAGGCACAAGCGGCTCAGATTGCACTGGTGGAGCGAGAGATGCAGGTTAAGGAAAAACAGGCCGAGGCAGATATGGTCACGGCAAGAGCAAAAGTAATTGGAAGCGTTAAATAAGGAGTAATTACATGGAGATGAATGCTTATCTTCCGATGAAGTTTACACTGTCGGCGGTTATTATTCGGGCTGACGGAAGCCGTGAGGATTGTGGGGTGTTGAGCAAGCGAACAGCGCTGGACACTATCCGAGAGGCCCCCAGGAGTTGGCTAAGGAGATTTTGGAAGATCCTCCATCGTGAGGCAGCCATTCCTGTAACGATGGGATTTGGCGCGTTCGTGGCGTCCCTTTGGGGAGCCGATGGCGCGTTGATGGCGATTGTGACAACCGCCGGTGTGAATTACATGGCCACAGATTTCGCGTCGGGTGGCGTGACGCCGACGATTTCTGGGTTTAAGTTTCACGACTCAGGAACGGGTGTTGCGGCGGCTGTGGTGGGAGATACAGCTTTAGGCACTCCCGCTGGTCCGGCGCGTGTTACGGGTACCCCCTCCAACCCAACTGCCAACCAATACCGCTCAGTCGCAACAATTGCCTACACCGGTACATTGGCAATCACCGAGTGGGGATTGTTTAGTGCTTCGACAACCGGCACGTTGTGGGATCGTCGGGTGTTCTCCGCGTTAAACGTCGTAAATGGCGATTCCATACAATTTACGTATACGTTGACAGTTCCAAACGGTGGATCTTAATCTGTTGGGGGGTGGTAGCCCCACCCCTTTACAAATTCTAGGAGAAGGTTAACTATGAGTCGTCAATTTTGGCAGGAGTCTTTAGTTTGGAGCACCACTAATGGTGCTCAGATTTCCAACACAACCGTTGAAACGATTGTGTTTCCTAACACCACCATTCCTGCGAATTATTTGCAAGATGGGCGGGTGTTGAGAATCACCGCGATGGGGAAGTTCTCAAACGTGGTGACAACCCCCGGAACGTTGACGTTTCGGTTTCGATGGGGTGCGTTGCCGAGTGGGACGATACTTTCCCAAACCGCAGGTATCTCTCTCAACGCCACCGCCCAAACGGATATCATGTGGCGGCTAACCAATGAGATTGTTACCCGTTCTAATGGAGCGACTGGGACGTTGCTGTCGATGGGTATGGTGGAGTTAGGTGCCCAACTTGCCGCTTCCAATAATCAGCCTAATCTCATGGGATCGGCAGGCGCGGGCCAGCCTGCGGCTATTACGGTGGATTTGACTGTTGATACCCCGTTGGTGTTGTCGGCGCAGTTTTCGGTTTCTACTAGTCCAACAAACCTGACCGGTATGAACCTGTTGATTGAGTCGTTGACATAGACTTACATGCCTACTACCCAGGGGCCGTGGGACGGATCGGGCAACATTGGCCCATCCGTCAAGGTGGGGGATGGGCAGGCAAGAAACGATAGGAGTATGTAAATGGTCTATGAATATGCAGGGGTGACGGGGAGCGGTTTTCGGTGGAACATGCTTCAGCGTATCGAGTACGAGGTTGGAGTTGTTCCAGAGTCGTGCTGGGACTCCGGCGGCGATGTGGGCTTGCGGACATACGTGCAGTTTACCGCCGCGCTGACAGTTCCGCAGAAGGCCGCGCTCGACTTACTGATGGCCGGGACTCCCATGCAGCCGCCGATCCCAGCAGGTACGCGATTCAAAGTGAAGGATCTGTGGGAGCGCCGGTTGGAGCTTCAAACCGCATTGGGCCGCACGATACGGATCTTCTATTCAGAGAGCACGCCCGGTAGCGGGGTGTTCGATGAGATCGAGTTGCATATCGACGGCACGGCGCTCACGAACGCGCAGAAGAACACGCTGAAGAACACCTTCACAGGGTTCATCCGGGAGCTATAATGGCGATTCGCCAAGAAATAAACATGCTTGCGACCGGTCTGGCCGAAGATCAGTACATCCAGCTTGACACGTCCGTGTATGGTGATACGGTTACATATTATCTTGAGGTTGTGGCAAAAGTTGATTCGGGTACGCTGACAGTATCTTTGCGGAGAAAAGGCACTACCACCGACGATGTGTCGATCACAGTAACAGAAACCAGTTACACTCGAAAACGTAGTATATCATTCACTCCCCCAGGAGGAGCAACTGAGTACTTTATTTTTATGTCTGGAGGTACAGTACCCGTTGTAAGGATGGCCAGGGTTATTATTAGCCAAACTGGATCGATTTCCCTGACACAGACTCAGGTAGAGGTAGGGTCACGACTAAATGGACTAACTAATACGACTCCTGCTGAATGGAGTGTTGGTCCGTTGTACTGGTTCTACGATTCCGCTGTTTGGAGCGGAACGATTACTGCTTACGCGGAGATTAACATATCGGGTAGTGGTACTATGTACACTAAAACCGTTACCCTTCAGGTGGACAACGGGTCGTTTGGGGGATGGACAGACGTTGTAACGGTTGTAGCCACAACTGCATCTGCCCTGACGCGATACAGGTCGGCTAGTTTTACGTTGACGACAGGCAGAAACTATCGGCTAGTTTCTAGTATTGCGAACACCATGGAATCATACACTATACGTTGTGGAAAAATTGTTATTGATTCCACCAACAGTCCTTTGAAGTTTGAGCCACAGTTTCAATTGTATATGACTCCAACCGTTACTGGATTGCAAGATAGTGATACGTTGTATAACCCCGCTGAGTGGAGTGGAGGAACTTTTACCTACTACCATGAAGGTAACGGACTTGTATCGGGTACCAACGATCTTAAATTACAAGACATCGCTGGCCCGACGGATATTACAGACTCCACCATTACTGATTGCGTACAACGCGAACGTACCGGGGCTTTAACAATGCCTGAGGCGTCGGCGACGATTGACAACAACTACACCTCTCTCCCCCAGCCAAATAACGGCGGATCACGAATTATCGTACAGGTCGTACTAAACCCCCCCACGCTAATTTTCTTCAACAACCGCACCCTCCGCCCCCGTCCGTTCGCCCCCTAACCAATGGCACGTTTTCCCCAACTACGCTCGATAAGGTTCTTTAAAGGTAAAGGACCACTTGTTCCAGGTCCCACCTATACACAAGAGCTTAACGCCACAATGGATGCATGGTCTGCAACGTTAGTGAGGCAAACAAACAAAGTATTGGCAGCTACTCAATCGACGTTTGCGGGAGCGTTGGTACGATTGACGTTAAAAATCTTAACCAGTACAATGTCCAATTATACTGGTACGGTTACTAAACAAACCAATAAAATCCTGACCTCTACTCAATCCCAATTTGAGGGAGCATTAGTTCGTTCTTGGATAAAGCTTTTAACCGCTCAGATGAACACTTTCACGGGAACCCTATCCCGTATAACATTAAAGACCTTAGCAGCGAGTATGGATGCTTGGTCTGCAACGTTGAGTCGTTTAACTTCTAAACTCCTAACCAGTACAATGTCCAATTTTGCAGGAGAGTTACTAAAACAAACACTTAAGATATTAACTTCCACCATGGCTGCTTGGGCTGCAACCCTCCAGGGGCTTAAGTTATTGTTGAAATCGTTAGATTCAACAATGAGCACATTTGCGGGTACGGTTACTAAACAAACCAATAAACTGCTAGTCTCTACTCAATCTACCTTTGAAGGAACATTAGTTCGTTCCACATTGAAGGTGTTGGTTGCTCAACTAAGTACCTTCGCTGGAGCACTCTCCCGTATAACACTCAAGACCCTATCGGCAAGCGCGGGAGCTTGGTCAGCAACATTGAGCCGTGGACTAGTTAAAACGTTAACCAGTACAATGAGTAATTTCGCCGGGGCGGTTACTAAACAAACTAACAAGGTATTGGCCTCTACCCAATCTCAATTTGCTGGAGCGTTGGGTCTTTCAGCGTTAAAGGGACTAACGGCTCAGATGAGTAACTTCGCTGGTACACTTTCCCGCCTGACCTTCAAACCTCTAACCAGTACGATGAACACCTTTGCCGGTACCCTCAACCGACTAACCTTCAAAAACCTCCTAGCTACCATGGGTTCGTGGATCGGCGATCTTGTTCGGGTGTTTATTCCAGCCGGTGGAGGCGGGGCAGTCTCCTCGCCATGCCCGCACGGAGTATTAGCCATCATGGTAAAACCCTTCGGCGTACCAGCAATTATCAAGCCATTTGGTATACTAGTACTAGTGCCTAAACCTTTTGGGGAGTTGGATTGTCATGATTGATCTAACACGCGGGGACGATGAAACGTTGAACTTGTCAGTGCTTCAAAGTCCAGCACCAGGTGCGGCTGCCCAGGACATTACCGGGTGGACAATCTGGCTAACCGCAAAACGTTCCCTAACAGACACCGACCCTGGGGTGTTTCAACGCTCTACCTCTGCTGGGGGGATCACCATCACTAACGGTACGGCAGGGCTGGCCACGATTACCATTATCCCCGCGAACACCACACCAGTAGATAACCTGTTACCAGGCACGATTCTGGAATTCGACATCCAAGGTAAAGACGGCTCCAATAAGATCAAAACCCTCTCCCGAGGACAGTTCCGGATTGTGGGAGAAATAACCTTGGCTACATAACTAACAGCAAAACTTGACATGTGCTGCTATAATATACTCAGAATGAGGAGATTACACGTATGGATTTGAAGTCGCTTCCAATTGAAGCGTTGCAGGATACAGTTAATAAACTCCGTCAACAGGTAAGTTTTCTTGCTCAGGTTGAGGCGGAGTTGGTGAGACGAACAAGCACTTCATCTGTACCAATTGAGGTATTTGTTCCAAAGTTCCAAGAGAATGTGATGGTGCGAAGCGCCCTTGGTGGAGAGTGGCCGGTCAATGTAGAATACTTCGCCACACCCGAAACCGCTCAGTGGATTGCTAATAAGTTTGGTGACGGTACGGTACTAGAACAACCGTTTGGCGGCTCCGGTGGGCCGTATAGTTGTAGCAATACCGAGCTATGGGTACGGTTAAAGAGTGGTCGTCCGATAAACGCAGGAGTCTTGGCGGCATTTTACAAACGTAATCCCCCAGACAAGTTCCCAGGATTAGCTGAACAGATGATTAAAGACGTATTACGAAACGATGGAGAAAACATCTAGCATGACCGACAAAGAGGGGATGTCCACTAGACAAGCGGTTTATGATGCGGAGACTGTACGGGATCTAACCGAACACATTGGATGGACGGAGATTATTCTTCCACGATTGATCAAAGCCAAGGAGAACTGGCAACACGCGGTAAATAATGCGTTGCTTGGGTATAAACTGGTAGCAAACGGCACCGAACTATTACCCCATCAACTGGCTGCCAGAGTATATGGGATTGAGTTCATCATTGGGGAAATTGAGGCTGTACTAAAGAAGGGCGAGTCCGCAGCCGTGAGGCTTGAGGAAGAGTCAAGAAAATTCAGGATGGAGTAACGAGGGTATGGACGATATAACGAAAAGCGCGATCGAAACAGCGCAAACATCTACAACCGAGCCAGAAAAGCCCGGCACCGAACAGTCTACTGAACGCGCTAGGATTTACCAGAAGCACTACGACGAGAGTGGCGTGGGGAAGGCAGAGGCAGATGCCGCTGTAAATGAGCCTGTTACAACAGACGCTACAATCCCCGCGACCGAAAGCGCCGATGCTACTACGACCCTTTCAGCGCAAGATGGGGCACCTTCCGGCGCGAATTACGAGGACCGGTTCACTAAACTAGAAACAAGTATCGCTCAGGTAGCGGAGTTGTTGCAGAAACTGGGCACCCCAACAGCCGTGACTAGTCCGGTTGAAGAGAAGGCGGGAGATTTTATCTCCATGTGGAGAGATGGAAAGATCGATGAGGGTGTTGAGATTCTTGCAAAGGAACTGGAAAAACGAATGGGTTCCAAAACCGTTCAGGCCGCTGCTGAACAGGCAACCCAAACGATCAAATTTGAAAACGAGATCAACACGTTTATCGAAAGTATCCGGTCAAACAACCCGGAACTCGAACCATTTGAAGACATGGTTGCAGCAAAGGCCCAACGATTACTAACAAACGTGGACTTCACCTCTATGAGTCCCCCCGATGGGTTAAAGAAATACAAAGAGGCTGTTAATGCCGCTGTAGTGGAAACGCGAAAAATTGTCCAGCAGATACGCGGAGCTGGTAAAGAAGAGGCGCTCACAGCAAATAAACGTGTGATCTCCTCGACACCTGTATCGCCAACTAAGGTGGAAAACGTTACTAGAGATGTTATAACTCCAGCTTCCGAGTTGGATAAAAACAAGTTGGAAACAACTGATGAATATCTTGCCAAACGTTACAACGCCGAAGCAAGGCGATCGGGTATGGCTATGTGAAAGGAAGGATAATTTATGGCTGGTAATGTATATGCCATCAATACCCTTGGCGGCAACTGGTCTGCTCCGTATCTGACAAAGGTTCTCCGTAGTGTTGCACAACCGCGTTATCGGTTGCGTCAGTTCACCGACGCAAAGGAAGCGGTTGGCAAGAATCGTGGAGACTCGTTTTTGTTTGATAAGAGCCAGAACGTTGCTACACAAGGTGGCACTTTGGTGGAAACTAACACAATTCCTGAGACACATTATGTCACCAATCAGGGAACTGGTACAGTTCTTGAGTATGGTAACAGCGTGCCGTTTACAGGTAAGTTGAAGGATCTTGGACAATTTGAAGTCTCTGCCGAGACCGAACGGAAGTTGCGCGATGATATGGTAAAGGTGCTGGAATCGGCTGCGGGCGATCAGTTTGTGGCATCGGAGTACGTAGCGGTTTGTGTTAATACCGCTTCTGTTGCGATCACCACTAACGGAACCGCTACCGCCACCGCCACCGGTGACTTGACCGCTTCAAACGTTCGCTCGATTGTGGATTTCATGAAGAAGAAAAACATTCCCGCACAGGATGGTCGGAATTACGTGTGTGTTGCTTCGGTGAGTTCGCTTGCCGGGATGCATGCTGATACTGGCGCTGGTGGGTGGAATGATATCTCCAAGTACACCGATACGTTTGCGAAGAATCTGTTTGCTGGTGAGGTTGGTGAGTTTTACATGACTCGTTTTGTTGACGAGACAGGTTATCTCAGCAACACTGTCGGTAGCGGCTCGACTCGTGGACAGGCGGTGTTTTTCGGGGCGGATAACGTCTACGAGGCGATTTCTACACCCGAGGAAATCCGTATGAAAAATTCAGCAGACTATGGAAGAGATCTTGGCTTGGCGTGGTATGCTTTGCTGGGGTTTAAGATCGTCTGGAATTTTGCTGTGGATGCCGAACAGCATATTGTGTTCGTAACATCTGCCTAAGAAAGGAGGCAAAACCTATGTCCTATAGTGAACGTAAAACTAATCTGCGGGCGTGGAATGCGAGTGCGGGTACTTCAACCGCAACTGCCTCCGGTCATGCACCGACAACTACTGCGGCAATTAAACTGCCAAAGTACATTCAAGGTGAAAACATCCAGCGTGTTCGAGTTGCTGTGGATACCGCTCCCGGAGCGGCGTTGACAGTCTCGAAGTTGATTTTCAAAAACGGCACAAACACCTTTGCCGTTGCGACGATTGGCACAAACACCGCTGGCTCACAGGTTGATGCAACAATGACTGAAGCATTTAGCTTTATTAAGCAAGATGTTCAGCCAACTGTGGATTTCCTTGGTACCTCAACCGCGTCCGTTAATACCGCGAGTGGTGTGTATACGATTTTCTTCGACGAGTAATCGTTAAAGAAAGAGCAGTTTGTTGTAAAAGTTTGGGGCGCATCCCCCTCAGCGCCCCACCGGGGGCCGATCAAACCTGCCCGGCCCCCGCCCCATTCGGGGCACTAGTACGAGGGTAAGAAAGAGGAACATATGGCTACACCAACTGGCGGGACCGCGCTGGTAGCGGATCAAAAACCAGAACCCAACAAGACATTCACTAACTGGCGGGCATTGATGGAGGCGAAGGTGCGTCCGGTGATGATTACCTGTCAGGGTTATCAACCAACCAATCCACATGATATTTCGTGCCACACGAAGTTGAAGTTAAGCGCAGACGCGATTGTACAGCACATCAAAGCAGATCATGGGGGATCGTTTAGGATGTTGTTTAAGGAATGTGACACCCCGTGGGATGGGTGGTTGAAGTTTATCGATGCAGGTTTGGAGTCGGTGGATTTTCGGTGTGAACGGTGTGATATGAAGATTCCGTTCCACGTGAATAAGATCCTGTTTCATATGAAGGATCATAATGGTAAGTTACGGAGGTTGTTACCAGGGAAACTGTACAACATCCATCTGTCGATTGGCCGTCCTGAACTGTCGGATGATGAGGCATTTACAGAGAACGGCTAACGTTCGTTGAGGGGATCAACAAATGAAGGAAATTAACCGATGGGCACGATACCGCTCGGTTGGGTATATGCTGGGCCGGGGATTGTGTTGGGGCATGGACGCGGAGGTGTATCCATACGCAGCAATGGCTCCGGGGGCGTTTGCGGTGTATGTGGGCATGCAGTATAAGCATTCAAGGATGGGGATTTTTGATGGTGATTTATCGGTAGCAGCGGACGAAGCGTTTGATTGGGTAATGGTGGGACGAGAGTTGGAAAGTCATCCCGACCCGTCGATGCTTATACAACAAGCCACAACCAAATTGAAGGTTGGTGGACATTTGATTGTGTTTCTGCCGATAAAAATAGTCGAAGCCCCCCAACCGTTATACCTTGACCAAATCCGCCAGATAATCAAAACCCGTGGTCGTAACAAAGATGGCTCACGGTGTGGGTGGGTGGAG